CCGCCACTCGCTGCGGTCGCTCCGCGCTTCCACTTCGACGACGGAAGGATCGCCTAGCGCATCGAGCGCATCGCATAGTTCGCGGCAACCGATAGGCTGCGCGCTTGCCGTCTGCCCGGCGACATAGACGTTGAGTCCCTGATTGCGGCCGGAGCCGACGAACGCGAAGCCGTCGCTGAAGAGGCATTTTGCGTAGGGCCCGACACAACCGAAGGGGATCGTGACGCCAAGGTTTGTCTCGAAGGGAAAGCCGTTGCCGCCGACGTTCTGGAACGGCTGGATCGTGTGGCGGCCGATCACATAGGCCTCGTCCCGGTACTTGATGAGGCCGGTGATGGGATCGGGGTCTTCTTCGGCCGAGCCATACTTGAGCGGCTTCACCTGCGTCGGATCGGTGAGTTCGGTGACGACGATGTAAGTGCCGTCGGTCGTCATGAAATAGCCGTCGATCCAGATCATATCGAGGACCGTGCCAAGGTTCTCGTCCGTCACCTGAACGAGACCGTCGTCGGGGGTGTAGTAATAGAGCAGCCCGTTCGGCGCGAGCGCGAGCCGGTCGAAGCTATAGTCAAACGCTACCCTGGCGCCGGCCCCGACGTTGCCGATGTCCGTGACCGTGCCATCGGCTGCAATCGAGACGAGCTCCGTGCCCATGACACGGTAAAGCAGCCCGTTCCAGACGATGCCGCCGTGATCGACGCCCGGACCGGTGCCAAGCTGTATTGCTCCGGGTGCCGCACGCAGCTGCCCGCGGCTGATCTTCGAATCGACGATCACCGGCTCAAGGTTGAGCGGGTATGTGCTGACGAATTCGCCGGCTTCCGTACCTGCGATGCCGGAGAGGAGAGGAACGGCCGTCATGGTCGGCCTTTAGATGGGCGATGTGGCGGTCGCGGTCGCCGTTGCAGTGCCGACAATCAATCTCCGGTGGCGGACGCCAGAGCTCGGGAGCCTTGCGCTGGTGAGCATCGTCGGCGGCGCCGAGGCATAATTGGCGTAGAGATCCTGCATTGCCGTCGCGAGGACTGCCTTGGCATCGTCACTGAGCGTCGCGCCGAGCGCCGGGGCAAGCCGTTGTGCCAGGAGCGCGCAGACGGGCTCGACCACATCATCGGGGATGCCGCTCGGCTCCTCGAGGAGGCCGTTGCCATAGGTCGGGAACGTGAAGCCGAGATCGATGCCGCGCTTCGCGAGGCGGGCCAGGAGCGCGTTGAGGCGCTTCAGGCCAGTCGTCATTTCCTCGGGCGTGCGCTCGTACTCGAATTCGTTCAGGCCGCAGTAGCCATAAGCCTGCTCAACGAGATCGCTCTTCCGGGGTCCGGTCTCGCTAAGGGTGATCTGGACCATCTAGCCAGCCTTGAAGGTCACATAAGGTGCGAAGCCGCTGCTGCTCTCGGTGAAACTATCCGTCGCGCGGCTGCCGGTCAGGGTCGGCGGCGAGTTGAACGTCCCACTCTTGGTCATGCAGTTGATGCTGCTGGTAGTGCCGGCCAGCGCCGCCGTGCTCACGCCAGAGCCGCGTACAAAAAACGTGTTGTTGTTGTTGGGCGCGGCAAAGACGGCCGATGCCCCGTTCGTATCGACTTGGACGCCGATCCAATAAACCTTCCCCGGGACGAGCGCCTTATTGACGCTGGCAACCTCGATTGTTGCGACCGAGGCCGTCGACTGGTTGGCAGACTGGTAAAGCGGAGCGCCGGTCGGGTCTCCGGTCGCCGGATCGCTGTCGTAGATCAGCAGCTGGAAATTGCCGCTCGCCGAAAGCGTCGTGACGCGAACGACCAGCGATGAGAGGGTAACGGGCTGGCGCACGACAACCGGCAGAATCCGCAGCGCGCCCGCGCTAGTCGCGCCGCCGGCCGTGACCGTCTCCGGCCCTTCAAAAGCGTAATAGCGGCCCGAGACATAGGGAACTCGGGCGGCGCTCGGCGCAGTGAACTGCATCGATTGCGCCAGAACGGGGGCGGGCGAGGCAATCAGAAGTGCGAGCGCCAGGAAGGCGCGCAGGAGCCGGATCATCGCGACCCCGCAGTCACGCCCTGCCCGGCCGTCCCGATGACGTTGATCTGATTGGAAACGCGGCCCGACCAGCATCCGCCGGGACCGAGTGTGATCGAACCCGCGGTGTTCAGCGCCGCAGTCCCACCCGAGAGATTGATCGCGACGCTATTGGCCGTCGACGGGTTGCAGACGTAGCGCTCAATGACACCCTTCGGCCCGACGTCGGGGAACAACTGCTGCGAAGATCCACTGAGCGAGGAGATCGAGCGATTCTGAACCGGCGTCGCCATCTCCTGTGCCATTGCTGGAGATGCCAGAGCCAGGGCGGCGAATAGGAACAGGCGCTTCATGCTTTGCCCTTCTTGGCTTCGGCGAGCTTCGCTTCGGGCAGCAGTCCCGTCGGTTGTTCTTTCAGCACATCGGAAAAGATCCGCGCCTCGGTCAGCTCAGCCGGAGCAGGCCGACGCACGGAGGTTCACCGATCGCCGAGATGGTTCAGCGCTGTGACGTCGTTCGTGTAGCCGGGACCGGCCGTGGTCACATCGCGGGGATCGTCGACGCCGATGCGGTTGCAGAGCGCCTTGACGTATTCCGTCCGGTTCTGGCCCGAGCGCTCGAGATGAAGCAGGCCCTTTGCCGTCTCGAAGTCGATGAAGCCCTGCACCTTGTCGTTCGACAAGCGCTGGACGAGCGTTTCGAGCGGAAGGTCGAGGAGTGGCGCGATGACGGTGCTCTGCAGATCCGGGGCAACGCGCAGGCGCTGCGCCTCGGCAAGATCGTCCGGGTCGCCGGCCGTGCCGGTATCGGCCAGGACCGCGGCAGCGCCGCCTTCCCGCACCATATCCAGAGCGCCCTCCTTCTTGGCGTCCTCCATTTCCTTTTTCGAAACGGTGACGCCGGGGGCGAGATCGACCTTGTTCTTGCTGTCTGCCATGACTTAAATCCCTCGCCTTTAGCTCTGGTTGAACAACTGCATCCCGATCATCTCGGGGTTGACCGCGCCGACACCGTAGTCGACCTCGAGACGCGCCTTGACGCTGAGATCGTTGATCGCGCCCTGGCGGGTGTAGCTGATCGGCAGGCCGAGCTTCGGGGTCGTGCCCTTGGCGACCACGTTCCAGCCATCCTCCGCGTTGACCGCGAACGAGCCCGGAATGAGCTCGATGGCGCCGGGGATGAAGAACAGATTCGCCGGGGCGGCGACGGTGTTGAGGAACGTGATCGCCGCGCCATTGGCCGGCGTTGCCGAGACGTTCTTGTATTCCGCCTCGGCGCGGGTGCCGCCGCCGTTGGAAATGATCGGAGGCTCGATCTCGACGGTGCCGGTGCCACCCGCGCCGGTGACGATGCGGGTGATGCGGAACGTCTTCAGTTGGCCCGTGCTCTGCTTCGAGATGTGGTGGACCGAATTGACGCCAGCGATGGTGAAGGCATCGCCTACGGCGACCGTACCGCTCGACACCGCGATCGAGATGATCTGCTTGCGATTGTCGACGTTGGTCGTGTTGCCGTCGGTGTCGGTCGTTGAAGCAACCGGCGTGTAGTAAAGCGGCTGTGTGTTGGTGATGGTGACGCCGACGCCCGCCGCGGCGGGGAGAATGTACGTCTGGTCGTTTTCGAAGAGATCGAAGCCGCCGATGCTGGCGACATAGGCGCGCTCGTAAGCGCTCTGCGCCAGCGGGCTCGCGCTCGCGCCTGGCTTGGCGATCGTGCCAGCCATCGAGAGATAGTCGCGAGCCGAGTAGAACGCCTTCCGGTTCGTACCGGGAAGGCCCTGCTCGGTGAAGATCGCGTTCATCGCGGCGAGGTCATCATAGCCCGTCGCGGCGACCGTGCGCTTGCTGACCAGCGTGGCGTTGTTGATCGCGGTCGTGAAGACCGAGAGGTTGACGACGGACGCCAGACTCATCGCCGCATCGGAGAAGTAGCGCGCGATCGAGGCTTCGTCGCGGCCGTCCTTCGGGCCGATCTTGATCGGCGTGACCTTGTGGATGCCGACCGTGACGGGAACGGCCAGGCGCGTCAGGTCGCCGAAGTTCGACGTCTGATCGAAGCCGTCATACACCGCCGGGATGTACGGCATCGGCCGCCACACCTTGTCGCTGTAGCGCTGCTGCTCGGCAGGCCCGCCCGGCATGTTGAACTTTTCGACTTCCTGCGCGACGACGAGCATGTCCTCGAAGTCTGCGAGCACGTTATCGAAGGCGACGAGTTCGTTTTTCGGTAGGTTGACAGCCATCGTTCGAAACCTCGGTTGAGTGGAATCTGTGTCTCGGGCTCGGCCCGGTCAGTCCCGCTTCAAGGTCTCTCCCGTCGCAGCCGGAGGTCGCTGATGGCGCGGTCAGCCGCAAAATTGCGGCAGGCGCACGCACGCCGCAATTAGGCAGTTCTAATCGCGGATCGAATGTTTCTTCTTGAAAGCCGCGACCTTCGTCCGATCGCCGCTCTGCTCGGCTTCTTTTTCGAGCTTTTCCAGTTCCTTGCGGACGGCGTTCGGCTGGACTGCGATCTTGCCCGAGCCACGCTCCGGAGTGTCGGGATTGGGCGGCGTTCTGCGCTTAACCATCTTCAACTGTCCTTCGAGCTTGGTGACTTGCTTCAGGAGGCGGACATAATCGCCCTGCGAGGCCAGAGCCTCCAGCTGCTGCGGGTTCTTGGCCAGCGCATAGAAGAACTTCGCGCCGTCGGTCTCCTCGTCGAGGAGCTGAGCGATGCCGACGAGCTTTGCCTCGCCAAGCGCGGCCTTCACGGTCTCGAGTGCTTCATCGGCGTCCGGGCGGCCGAGCGCGGCATGTTCGCGGTCGAGCTTCGCCATTCGCTCCTGGATCTGCCGCTGCTGGTTTTCGTTCGTGGTGCGGGCCTCGGTCGTGCGCCTATCGGCCGCCGCCTTGCGCTCCTTCCAGGCGTCGAGCTCGGCTTCGTACTTGTCCTCGTCATACTCGCAGCCGGCGAGCGTCGGCTTCTCGCCGACTTCGATCGTCTCAGGCTGACGGACTTGCTTTCGGAGCTCAGCCGCCTCGCGTTGAGCATCCCTCGCGACCTGCCGAAGATGCTTGACCAGGCCGGTATCGTTTTCCTTCGGCTCGGTAATATCGTCGCCGAATGCAGGGATTTCCTCTTCGACGTCCTCATCGTCCGGATCGGTATCGCCTGCATCGCGCGGCTCGCCGGTATCGACCGGGGTGTCGAGAATCAGTTCGTCGCTGTCGGGGGTTTTCGGCTCGTCGGCCATTTGTCTCACCTTTCGCTCACCCGGTTAAGGCCCGGTGGTTGCCTTTGAAGGCGCGAAGGTAGGACGGGCCGAAATCGCTTACGATTGGGCAGTTTTCGGCTTATGGAGAGCCGTTATGCGGATTCTCGTGTCGGCGTTGGCGTTCGTTCTGGCAGCGAAGCTCGTCATCATGACCGCGAACGGCGTGGCCATCACCGACTATCCGAGCATGGAGCGCTGCGAGCGGGCGCGGGCGGAACTGCAGCGGGCATGGCTCGAGGAGGCCAAGGCCAAGGCGCCAACTGGCTATCATGTCGTCGTTCCGCCGACCCTGACCGCAATCTGCGTGCCAGCCTGAGTGCGCCGAGCATTCATCTCTCTCGCGATCGTGCTGGCTTTCGCCGTCATCGCGGTCGATCCCTGGGCCGCTATTGAGGCGTTTGTTCGCTGTCCTGACTGTCGCTAGTAGCCGCGGCTTTCATCGGCGCGGCCTTGAACGCGTCGGCAAGTCGCTGCTGGAGCGATAGAACATCGCTGGCGATGGCGGGCTCGGCGCGGGCGATACCCGCCAGCTTGTCGGTGTATGCGCGAGGGTTCTTAGCCTTGGGCGCGCGGGCGAGCCATCGAGCGAACCGCGGCGAGGCGAGCAGCCGGCCGAGTGCATATTGCGTCGCCAGCGTCTTGATGAGGAGCGGGAACCCGCCGAATCCGGTCGCAGCCGTCGCGAGGCCTGCGACCACGCCGCCGGTGTTCGAAATATTGTGATAGCCCTGGGCCTCGCGTGTCCCTTCGGCGATCTGCGCCAAGTCGTTGAGAGCGGCGCGCGCTTCCGGCCCGAAATAGGCGTTCTTCGCGCGCTCGCCGACCTTGTTCCAATGCGTGAGGAATGTGTTCAGCGAGAAATCCGTTCCTTCCGAGCCCTGCTGTCCCGGGGCGACCTTGCCCATCGCGCCGATGATCGAAGCGCGGACATTCGCCTGCTCGGCGGGCGGGAGCGCCTTCAGGAAGGCGATCGCGCGCGCGTTGTTGCCCTGCAGATCGGCGGTGATGGTCTTAACGACCTGCTCGCCGGATTTTGGGCTGTCGCGGGTGCCGATGATTGGCCTAAGTACGTTGTTGATCGTGTCCATCCGCGACCGCCAGGCGGCATCGCCAGCGGCGAAGTTGGCGGACACGTCGGGCATACCCGCCGCGCTCAAGCCATCGCGAACGTCCTCGGCCGCGGCGTCCACCACCTGGTTAACTCGGCGTTCCGTGTCTGTGCCAGTGAGGCCGTCCTTTACGAACCTGTCGCGCATCTGCGTCCGGAGACCGCGAATGCCCATGACGGTGGCGCCGCCACGCTGCTTCAGCGAGTCCCGCAGGTTCTCGAGATAGGCTAGGGCCGGCGGCTTTTCGCCGGGCACTTCCGAAAGATCGGCGATCTGCTCGTCGATGTTGGCCAGCGCCTTGGGCGTCGGGACGGTCAGCCCCTTCGAGGCCTTTTCCGCCGGCGCATAGTATTTGCGCGCGTCGTTGCTGGTGTCGCGGATGAACTTTTGCGCCCCGGAGATTGCTTCGTGCCCCGCCGCTTCCGGATCGAGCGCTTGCCCGATGTCTGCGGCGGCCCTGTCGCGGGCTTCCTGAGCTTGCCCAGTCATTTTCTGCGCCGCCGTCTTGATCGGCCGGACGCCGCCGACCGTCTGCGAGATGATGGAGGTTCCGCGCCGCGTGACCGGCCCGCCGACATCGGCGGGAAGAATATCGATCCCCTGCCGGGCCGCTGCCTCCATCAGCTGCTGCTCTTCGGTCTTCGGGATGTTCCGCGCCGCGGTCGTGCCGATGCGTGGGGCAACAGCTTCGCCAACGATACCTGCCGCTGCTCCTCCGGCTGCGCCGAGAGCGGCTTCCGACGCGCCTTCGCTGATGCGGCCGCCCACGCCCTCCCCCGAGCCGACGCCATGAGCACCGCCGATATAGGCACCGTCGCGGATCATGGCCTTCCGAACTGCCGTCGCGGCGGCTTTGCGGCCGAGAGCGATCGCTTCCTCGCGCGTCGCGCCGTTGGTGATGGCGGCGCGGGCAGCAGGCACAAACTCGCGCATCGCCGTGCCTTCATAGGTGAGCGGGATGCCGAGACCGCCGAAGAGCTGGCCCGCGACCCGCGCGACCTCATGCTCCTTCTCGTCGCGGTCGACCCTGCCTCGGTATTGGTCGATCGCCGCATTCATGTCGTGCTCGAAACCGTGGCCAGACGGGTTCTTGAGAGCTTGGGCGACGCCGTACAGCTCGTCCATGAAACCCGCCGTTGGTACGTCGGCGATACCGCGCGCGAACGCACCCGTTGCCCCGTCGTCTTCGGTCGGGACAGGCTTCAGATAGTCGATGGCGCTGCTGATTGGCTGCTTCTTGCGGCGCGCGGCGATCACATCATCGATGTTGCCCGATTGGAAGCCTTTCGACGCGAGGAAACGAGCTGCGAGCGAGGCTGCCTGATCGACCGGCTCTTCGGAGAGAATGCGGACCAGCTCCTTCTCATCCTCCGGTTGAAGTTTCGAAGCCGTCTGCTCGGGCAACTCATTGCTGAAACCGCCAACGGTCTGCGATGTGTCGACGACCTCGCCGGGGAAATCGCCCTGGTCTCCATATTGCTGCGCCTGCTGCTCATGGAGCGTTTGCGCGTAGGCCGTAGCGTCCTCGGCATTGTCGAAGATACCAAGGTGCTCGCCGGTTTTCTTGTAGTGGTCGACGGCCTCCTTGTCGCTGACCACTTTCCCGTCGATCACCGTAGGGATCAGGACTTCGCCCTGATCGGTGCCAATCGAAATGCTCCGCACGGTCGAGATCGAGCCGTCGGGGTTTTTCACGACCGGCCGATTGCTGAGATCGATGTTGCCGGCCACCTTGAGACCTTGGACTTGCACGCTCGATTGCTGCGTCTTGTCGGTGTGCTCGTCGAGGGTGTCGGCGACGACTTCGCCCGGCCACGCGTCGGTCATCGCCGCCTGACCTTGCCGTCAGGCGCGAGATAGAGCGTCCCCGGCGCGAGCTTCTGTGCCTCCTGAACCGAGCGCACCCTCACCGGCGATGTATCGCCGCCTCCAGAAGCGCCGAGCGGCTGAAATAGCGCATCGACCGCTTCGGGATCGTAGCCGTTCTTCTTGAGGAAGTTCTGTTGCCGCGCGACCACGGCGTTGATGATGTTCCGACGCGTGTTGAACCGCTTGGCGATTTCCTTCGGATCCATGCGCGGCGTGATCGTGGTGGCCGCATAGGCCTGCTTCTCGTGTTCCGTCAGAGCCGATCCGAACAGCTGGTTGCGGATGAGGTTATCCATGTTCTGGAAGTCGGCCCACCAATTGGCCATGCCCTCGGGAGCGCCCGACCAAGAACCGAGCGTGCGCTGGAGCGTGTTGAGGTTGTCGCCGAGGATAGTGTGGCCGCCATATGCCGGCTTCCATGTGCCGGCGAGCCGCGCCATCGTGTCGCGCACGTCGATCGACGCCTGCGCCTTGGTCTGAACCTGCTGCGGGATCTGCTTGGCCTGACGTTGCTGGCCACCGACGGCCGTCACCTGGCCAGTCTTGTCGTTGATCTGATATTTGGTGTTTGGATCGAGGCCCATCGTCTGCGCTTCGGCAGGCGCAAGGATGCGAAAGCTGTCTTTCGCCTCGGGCTGCTTTGGCGGGACGACCCAATGGAATCCGGGCGGCGCCTGCTGACCGCTTGCGTCGGTCGCCGTGGCCGGGACGCCGACTTGGGCGTACTGCTTGGCCGCTGCAACGCGGAGGCTGCGATCTTCGCCCGATGAGCGTTCGTAGAACTTGTCGATCAGCGTGGCGGCGTGCTGCGGCGAGGTCGCATTGAGAACCGCATCCCGTTGCTCCTCGGTCATTCCCGCCGCTTCGGGGTTCTTGAGCTCCCACAAGACGAACTGCGCCTGCTCCTGCGGGGTCGCCTGCTCGATCGGCTTTCCCATCACTTTCTCGAAGTTCGCAGCGCGCGCGCCGCGCCATTGGCCGATGCCGTTGGCCGAGCCTCCATCGCCCTTGGCCCCGCCGTAGCCGCCCTCGACGTGGAAGTTCCCGAGGAAACCCGCGACAACCGGAGCCGGGACACCGCCCTGCGCCAGGGTCGTGGCGACGACTGATGGTGGAGTGCCGGCGTCAGGTGCGCTCGTCGGCAACGGGATTTTGGCCGGAGAGTGCGTCCCGCCAGTAGCGCCGGCGTCGTCGCGCTCAAGGATGCCGCCCCCCTCGGTCTTGAGGAAAGGTGACTGCGCAACGATGTTGCCATTGTCGTCGTAGCGCGTGGCTCCAGCGTCCAGCGTGTAGCCGCCCTTCAGTGCCCCATAGACCGTGGCGAAATGCTCGGCTCCGGCCGCAGCGGCCGCGTGAAAGCCGAGGTAGGTCAGGACCGACCTCTGCGCCTGCTTGTCGCCCTGCGCGGCCGCGTCGATCTGCGACAGGAACTGCTCGTCCTCCGGCGTCGACTGCCCGGCGGCCTTGTCCGCGTCGTGCCGCTCATGCGCGGCCTTTGCAGCCGTCTGCCAGTCGCCCGAAAGCGCCGGCGTATAGACCTGGCCGATGCTCGTTAGGTCCGCATCGCGCTGCGCCTTATCCTTGAGATCCCACGAGCCTTTGATGTTGTCGCCGAACTCGGGATATTTCATCATCAGCGCCGAGATGTTCTGCGGCGTCGGATTGGCCTGAACGGCGCTCAAGTCCTGCTGGAACATGCGGGCCCGGCTGATCTTCTCGCCGATCGCTGCGGCCTGCGCGGTCGCCGCCTGAGCATCGGCTTGGGCGCGCTCGAGACCGACCTTGAACGCGATTGCCTTCCTCATCTCCTCGATCGGGTCAGGCGTGGATGCGATCAGATTGCCGAAGGTGCCATCGCTCGCCGCGACGAACGGCTCCATGCCCATTAGAAGCCCCCGGCGGGTATCGACGTAAAGATTTTCGAGATTTGCGAGCCGAGGTTATTCCAGTTGGCCTGCTGGCCGAGGATCTTGTTCATCATCGCGTTGCCGATGCTGGTATAACCGGACGAGATGTTGTCGGCGGTGTGCTCGCCGATGTTGGCGACGGATCCGGTTGCTCCCTGCCCCTGCGCCGAAGCGCCGAAAAGGTTGGCAATCTGCTGCTGGATCACTTGGGCGAGCGTGTTTGACCCGAGCTCGTACAGAGCTCCCTGCGTATTGCCGCCGCGTACCCCTCCCGTCGCGCTGGCATCCTGAAGCACGGCCTCCTGCCCGGTGTTGAACAGCGATGTGAACAGCGGCGAGGCCTTGAGCGCGTCGATGGCCTTTTGCGCGGCGTCGCTGCCGTTGAGGCCGAGAAGGTCGCCGAGCGGGCCGAGCGCCGTCTTGCCGAAGTCCATCCACGGCATGAAATCGGAGCGCGACGTGTCGTACTCGTATTTCTGCTCGTCGATGGCCTTGTTGATGCCCTCGACCTGCGCCTTCGTCGCGTTCTTGATGGCCTTGTTGTTGCTGCTGGCGCCGACGACTGCGCCGAGCACGCCGCCGAGACCTTGGAGAAGACCGCCGAAGAGACCCATAATGCGGGCGAACTTAACGCGAGGCGCGCGCTAACCGGATTGGGCAGTTCTTACGGCGTCATGAGGCTGGATCGCCGCGCTCCCAAGCGAACATTTCATCAAACCGAATGCTCGCTTCTTCGCGCATGACGACATAGCGCCGCAGCAATTCGGCAACATATCCGGGGAGCATGGTGCGGGAAATCGGGCTGTTCTCCGTGAAACGCCAATTGAATGACGTTTTTCCCTCGGGGCTGAATGAGACCATGACAAACGCCGCCACCGGACCTTCCGAGACTATCTCCCGCGCTGATCGCAGCAGGGTCGCTTCGGATGCCTCTTCGTCGTCGCGCGCCGCGGCGAAACCTTCGATAACATGCAGATCGGGGCCGCCCCTCTTCATGCGGACGCGACCGATCCGTGCCCGGAACTCAGTCACCGAACCTGCGCCTTCATTGCATCGATGATCCGCTGCCGTGCCTTGCCTGCCGGATTCCCGCGCTTGCCCCACGGCGAGTTGAGGTTGCCTTTGCCTCTCGCGCCTGGCCTGATCGCCGGCAGTGCCACGTCATCGACCGCGCGATGACGGCACGAGCCGCGCGCGCCGCAGCGGAAGCATGGCTCGGCTCGGATCATCTGCGCCCGCTGAGCATCTTGGCGAGATTGGCGAATACGCTGGACCGCCCCTGATGCTCGACCTTCATGCGGTTCGTACCGGCGTTTGCGCGCTCGATCGCCAGCTTCTCGGGCAGATGCTCGGTGTCGGTCTGGAGCTTGTGCGTCTCTGCGACCGTCTTGCCGATCTGCGCTACCTTGTGGAAGGCGTCGAGCCCGTCGGGTGCCTTGGGCGCCTGCTCGGGCCCGCCGACCGCTTCCGCCTGTGCGGTCTTGAGTCCGGCGCTTGCGGTCTTCTCGATCGCCGATGCCTTGGCTTCCTGCGTCTTCGCGGCGATGAACTCGACTTGCGGATCCTGCTGCTGGTCCTGCTGCGCCTGAAGCTGCTCGAGCTGCGCCTTCTCCTCGTCGGTCGGCTCTTCGACGCCCATCATGACGAGCCGCTTCCGCGCGTAGCCCTGGAAGCTCTTCGTCCCTTCGCCATCGTGGTTCATGACCGCGGTCAGGATGCCGACCTGCGCGAGTTCGGTGTCACCCGCCTCGACCGCGACCTGGGCGATGCCGAGCGCTGCCTTCACCGCCTTGTCGCGCCGCGTGGCGGTCGCTTCGGTCACCGTGACGACCACCTTGTAATGGCCGCGGGTGAAGTCGTTCCGATAGCCCGCGACACCCTTCGCGTCGGTGTAGGGCTCGACGAGAGTCGCCGTCCCGTCGTTGCCGTCCTCGGTCATCGTCTCGACCGTGCGGCCGGCCTCGCAATAAACATCGCTCGCTTGGCTGAGGTAAATCTCGCCGCCGCATTGCGTCGTCTGCCGCCAGTTGTCGAGGTAGATGCCCGACTTCGCATCGACGCGGGTCGCGGCAATGTCCATCGCGTCGGCCGATGTGTTCGCCTTGACCGTATCGGCCCCGTCTTGCTGGTCGTAAACGAGGTCGTTGCGGAGGATCGGGATCAGCGTCGCCGTCGCCTGGTCGATCTGCGGCGCTTCGACCTTGCCGATCTGTCCCGGGGCGACGATCTCACCCGTCTGCGGGTTCCGCAGCGGCTCGACAAGCGCATAGCTGTGACGGTCGACGATCTGGCGGGCCCAGAGGTCCGCAAGGTGCTGCGGCATTTGCTCGGCGGCGAAAATCGGGATGTCGCGCGGGCTCTGAGCGCTGGTCTCGGCCAGCTTCGAGAGAACCATGTTGTAGGCCCGCGAAACGTCCATCTTGCCCTGGACGTAGCCTTCAAATCGCTCAACCCCGTCGACGAAAGAGCGCTTGCCGTAATAGGGGGCGACGGGAATGCGGTCGCCGGCGATCAGCCCCTTGTCCTCGAGCACTTCCTCGCCGCTGACGAGGTATTTGTGCACGCGCCGGCGCTTGAGGCTGCGGGTCTTCACGCTCCAGCCCATCTTCTTCAGGCTGTCGAGCTCTTCGGGATCGATCTCGCTTTCCCAATAGCGCTCCTCCTTGCCCGAGAGCTTCTGCGTGAGGATCAACAACTTCTCATCGTGATCCTCGACCTCGTAATACTCGGCGACCTTGACCGTGTCGGGCGTGAACCAGTCGTAAACCGGATCGATGCGCGGGAGCGTCCAGTCGGAGACCGCGCCGTCGTACTCGGCCTCGAATTCGTCGCGCTGCTTGGCCGTGATGACGAACGCGAACTCGGCGTCGCTCTTGTCGTAGAGCATCGAATTGCCGTCGAAGAAGACGCGCAGGTCGGCATCGACGATCGCGAGGCCCGGGTTGAGCCGCTGAGCGTCCGATTCCTTGTCGTAAGGATCGGCCCAATCGGTCGCGAGGCGATAGGCTCCCATCCCGCCGGCAGCGCCCTCGAAGAAGGCATTATCCCATGCCTGGGCCGCCTTGAAGAAGTAGGCATCGGCCCGGTACATGCCATCGAGCGTGTCGGCGCTGTCGTCATCGCCCTTGCCACTCGCCGGGCGGAAATCCGGAACGATGCGGTTCTCGGTATAGTCGCGGTAAATCTTCTCGAGGCCATCGCGGGCAAGGTTGATCTCGAGCTTGATCGAATTGTCGAACGCATCCCCGAAGTCGCCCTCCCACATGGCTCCGGGGATGGTGACGAACCGGCGCGCGGCGAGCGCGAGCGAACGCATTTCCAGCTGCGGGCCGACCGTCATGTCGAAGCGGCGCTGTGCCCGTTCGAAGACTTCCTGAAGCTCGTCCTCGCTGGCGTTGGCGCCATCGTTCTCCTGGCGCTCGTCGGGATCGTTGAGGTTGGCCGCTGCAGTCGCCATGCGCGAAGGATTACCGCTTAGGGCCGCTCACGAGCGATTGGGCAGTTCTTAGGCGATCTCGGTGATGGTGAAGTTCTGGTAGCGGCCAGTCAGGACCATCCTCGGTCGCCAGAACTGCCACCACTTGCGATCCGAGCGACCGTCAGAGTGTCGCCCGGCCTCATTCCATAATCGACATCGAAGCGCATCACCCTCTCCTCATCGCCAGCGTCGGGATGCTGACGGCCACGACGGGCGGCTTCGGCATCGCATCGATCGCGAACGTCAGCGCCAGGCTGTCGGCGCGGTCGGGCGACTTGCCGACCCGCTTCTTGTACTGCTTCTTGTCCTCCATCAGGAGCAGACCGTCCTTGTAGCCGTAGCGCATTGCCGAGGCCTCGGCCTTGAGCTCGCCGTCGCGGCCGATGCTGCAAGGATCGTCCTTCAGCCACTCGCGAAGGCCGCGCCACATCTTCGCCCTGATGTTGTAGTTCTGGCCGTCTGAGCGCCGCGCGCCGGTATGAACCCCGACCGTCACATCGGCATATTTCGAGCGCTTCAGCGTATCGTAGCAACTGACCCCGGGCCCATCCAGTTCGATGATAATGGCCTCAACGCCGCCGAGCGCGTCGGCTTCCTCGATCACCCATCCGGCGAGATCGGGCCCGTCGATGCGGCCCTTGCGGATCTTCGTCCACGGACTGACGCGGCCGCGGCGGAAGGTGATGCAACTGTTGTCGTCGCCTTCATGGCTGGCGTCGACACCGAGCACCTTGGGACCGATCGCTTCGACGTCCGCCGGCCCTTTCGCGAAGGCCGCTTCGAACAGTGAGCCCTCAATCCAGGCGTTCGTGACCGAGGCCGAATAGTCGATGTCGACTTCCTGCGCGAGGATGACTGGATCGAGCTTGCGGCGCTGCTCGTCGTACCACGCCTGGTCCTTGCGCGGGTCGTCCCGCCAGTGGAACGTGAACACGTCGATTTCGCCGCCGTGGCGCTTGCGATAGAAGCTGTTGCCCGAGCCATTGGGCGTCGACACGTCGATCTTGCAGTTGGACGTCTGCGACAGCGCGGCCTCGATCTTCTCCGAGCGCTCATAGAAGGCGCTCTCGTCCTTGAAATAGATGCCCGTTCGGGCGCCGCGGCCGATATTGTCGCCGGCCTCGCCGATGATGCTGGCGTCGTTCTCCGGGTTGTTGATGAGCATGTATTTCCCGCCGTCCCATCCTTTCGGCCGGAACTCGCGCGGCAGCAGGTCGACGAACAGCCGGATCTTCGGGAACAGGGCCTTGAGATTGCCGATCTCGTCGACGTACTCCTCCTTGCGGCTCCCGAAGCCGATCTGCATGTTCGGATGGAACAGCCACATGTGGACGGCAATCGCGACGCAGAGCCAGGACACGCCCATATCGCGGCTCTTCTCGGCCAGGCCGTCCTCGCGATTCCGCCACTTGACATAGACCCACTCGACGAACTCGGCCTGCTTCGGGAACAGCAGGAACGGGACGTGCACCGGCAAGCCAATCTCGACGTTGCGCGGGTCGCTG